TTTGATTATATCTCAAACCCTGTGACTAATGATGGTCGCACACAACGAGACTTAGATCATTCTGAAGCAGAGATGGAGACTAAACTCGCGATTGATTATTTAATGTTCAAAGGTTTTGATTTATCAAAATTGGTAGAAACAAAAGCTAGAACATCAAATGCTAAATCATTACGAGATAGAATATCCAGAAATGAAGAAAGAGTTAAAAGTGCACGAGGACGTCAAAGACGTAAGAGTAAGCAAGTAGACTTGGATGATTTAGATCTTAACATATAAATGGCAATTTTAAAATGCAAAACTTAACTTTATAAATTAGATAATAATGGCAGGACAAATGACCGGAACGAACATTAGCGTACACAAGACGTTTTATAATGATTCGCAAATGACAGACATGAACAGTCTAGCTAATGCATTACTGTCTAAGCCAACTGAACTATCTCCGATTATTACGCACCTAGCGGGTAAAGATGATAAGCGTTTTCCACTATCTTTCTTAACTGAAGGAGCTGGAAATGTTCAATCAATTGACCGTTTAGAGTACGAATATCGTGTGGCTACTCACAAATTGAGAACGCGTCCAGTGGCTGTGACTAATGCAGGAGCAAACTTAGGACAAGGAGGATCAACTTTTACATTGGTTTTCCCTGACAAACGATTCGTATTTCCATACGTGTTAGTAAACAACAAAGGTGAACTAGCTCGTATCATGAAAGAACCTACACCTTATGCGGCAGGTTCAGGATGGGAGTATACATTACAATTAGTAAACCCAGCAGCAGCTACAGTATTAACTTCAGGTTTTACTGCAGGTGATCTTTGGGCTCAATTGTATGCACCAGTAGGTGTTGACTTCTCAAGAGGTAACGCTTCTAACTGGCAAGCTCCAGGAAAAGTTCGTAACAAAATTACTACAGTTCGTAAATCTTACCACATGTCAGGACATGCTAAAGATTACGTAGCGAACTTTACTTTACCAACTAAAGGTGGTGGTTCTACTAACCTTTGGATGGATTATGAAGAGTACAACCACATGCTTGACTTCAAAGAAGAGTGTGAAATGTACTACTGGTATGGACAAAAAACTTATGATTCAAACGGTAACACGTTTATGAAAGATGAGAATGGACAGCCTGTAATTGTAGGTCCAGGTTTATTCGAGCAAATCGTAAACACTGATACTTATTCAACTATGACTGAAACTAAGTTGAAGAACATCATTGGTGATTTATTCTACCAAATGACAGATGCTAACCAGAAGCAAGTAACATTATTTACTGGTACTGGTGGAGCACGAGAGTTTGATGAAGCTCTTAAAAATCACTTCTCATCTAATACTTTCAAAGTAGGTGGTGAGAACAGATTCATCACAGGTAGCGGACGTAACTTAGGATTGACTGGTTACTTCACTACTTACGAGCACGTGGATGGTCATGTGATCAATGTGGTTAAGATTCCATTATTTGATCATGGTCCTGTTGCACAAGCTCGTGAAAAGCACCCAGTTACTGGTTACTCATTAGAGTCTTACCGTATGGTATTTGTTGACCAGTCTAACTACGACGGACAAGCTAATCTTACTATGATCTCTAAGAAAGGTCGTGAGATGATGCGTTGGTGTGTTGCTGGTTCTGTAGTTCCACGAGGATTCGCGGCTACTGATACAAGAGCATCAGACGTTGACGGTGCAAGCGTACACATGTTGAAGACTGCAGGTATCTGCTTACGTAGATTTGATACTTCGCTAGACATCACTTGTATCGCTTCTTAAATTTGGCGTGCATTCGCAAGTCTATATATTGGTTTTTGGTTGAGGTCGTGGGGGCTTAGTGCCCCCGCTTCCTTACTTTAAGATATTGGGGAGTTATACTTTACATCCACTATTAAAACTTTAAAAGTACTATATTATGAGCAAGAAAGTTTATTTAAGGGCTAAGCAGATTAATAATCACTTACCCAAAGAAATTAACGCAAGCGCTGTTAGAAAACTAAGTAGCGTATATGTAAACAGACAACCACTAAAAGCTTTTGATCCAGAAGATGAAAAGAAATATTTAGCTGGTATGTTAGATGTAGACCCTTCACACATGGAGTGGCCTAAACACACCAAAACATTCTGGGCTGAATTTACAATCCCAGTAGGCTTTGAAGGTGTAGAACTAGAAGTAGGTAAAACTGAAGACGGTGAACCTATTGATATTACTGATTTTATCAAATATAATTTTGCATTGAGACACCCACATGTAGCTTTATCAGAAAAAGAAATGAACGCAAGTTCACAAAAACGTTTCTATATTCAAGATTTAGCTAAGAAGGATCTTCAACGTAACAATGATATTCAGATTAAGAAAGATGCTGACAAAGCATTTATCAAAGTATCTAATGATGAAAATCAAATGAGAAGAGTGTTCAGATTATTAGGAAACATTGATCCTAAGACATTGACTAGAGAACAAGTAGAAAACTTACTCTATGATATTAAGGAGAAAGAACCTAAGAAGTTTATCAAAGTATCTCAAGATAAACACTTAGAACTAAAAGCAGAGATCGAGACAATGGTATCTGCAGGAGTACTAAGAAAGATAGGTAACCAAGTTATCTTTATTGATGAGGTATTAGGAGAAACATTAGATGACACTGTTATACACCTGAATGACAAAAAGAACTCAGGAAAATTAACTACTTTAAGAGCAAAACTTAAAACATTAGCATCTTAATGAATGTAACTGAAATGCATATAGCTGTACAGCAAGGAGTGGATAAGATTAATTCACTCCAAGCTGACAGTTTGCTATCTGAAGAGATAGATATTGAATTAAACAAAAACATGTTTAGATTCATCAATACTAAGTATGGTAGAAATAACATTTACAGAAAAGGTTTTGAAGAATCACAAAAAAGAATTGACGACTTACGTACACTCGTGCGTGAGTACGAAGCTCCTGTATCTTTTAAGGAGCAATTGAAAACAAATATATTTGTTGATACATTTAAGCTTCCAACAGATTATATGTATCTAGTAAATCAAATGTCTAGATTGTATATCAATAATTGTAAGACGATGACTTTCTCATTAATAAATGCGCCGTCAATATCTTATTTTACACTAGACTTAAATAACTTTGTATTGAATAATGCGACTGGTAATTCTACAGCATTTATTCAAGGAATAACTATGGATGCAGATTTAACAGGAGCAAATCCTTTATCTGCAGTAATATGGAATGCTAGTGCACAGCTACTTGCTTCAGGATGGCTGCCTACTTCTTATCCAGCAAACATACAAACAGTTATACAAGACATACTGGACAACCCAGGTCCAGGCTTTGAAATATACTGGGAAGAGTATGAAACATTAAATCATCCTGGGGAATTTATTGTAGTTGTAGACACTGACTTATATCCGTGGTTTAACTATGATGCATCTTTAGGAGATGTTACCCATGCAGTTGGGCAGGTATATAATCAACCTGCTGGAACACCAATTCAGCCACCTGCTCCTCAACCAGGATTGTTAATGGATACAACATATTCTGAAAAAAGAGAGCCAACAGAGTTTTCTTCTATAATAAAAGAAGGCAATAGATTCTCTCAACAAGACGACATATTTACGCTTTTAAGTGACCCGTTTAATACAACAAAGCACACCTCTCCACTAACAACTATGAGAGGTAGGTCTATAGACATATATACTAGTGATATATTTATAATAGATGCCTTGAAAATAACGTACATAAGAAAGCCGCAAGAAATATCCTTATCTTTGGGGATTGACTGCGAGCTGCCAGAGCATACTCATCAAGAGATTGTGTCTATGACAGTAAGTAGTATTTTAGAAGCTATCTCTGACCCGCGATATAAAACAGCGATTGGAGAAGTGACAAAGAATGAATAATTATTAATAGCGGCATAGTGCCGCATAAATTTTAAAAAAATGGCAAGACAATTGTTAATTGGAGACGGTACTACGGTAGCGTATACTAACGGTCTCTTAGCTGACGGAGCTATTGATATTCAAAAGTTATCTTCTGACGGACCAACTTCATTAGCTATCGGTGACACTGTTGCAGATTCTGATCAAATTAGATTTGTACAAGGTGGACCTTCAGGCATTGATGTAAATATTGTATCTCCTTGGGTTTACGGACGTGACCTACAAGTAGTGAGTGGAAGATCTGGCGCAGCTCAAACTGCAGAAGTAGCTAGAATCGAGTTAGCTACTAATGCTACAGCAGCAGGGCAGCATACAATTAAGTTAATTAATTTAACTAATGGTGAAGCACCATTTGAGTTTGACTCTTTTGAGATTGAAGTAGCTGCGGGTGCAACCCCAACTACTCAGTGTACAGCTTTTACAACAGCTATAAATGCTAATTTACCTCACTATATAAATAGTATTACTAATAATGGTACTAGTATTGATTTTACTGGTTTCAAAAAAGGTGAAGTTAAAGCTGACGGATCTGTAGCAGATGAGTTAGTGCATATTGATATAGTATTTGAAACAGTTCCAGGATCTAACGGAACAACAGATACTGTAACTTATCAAACTGCTGGAGACAGAGGTGTAGGTGACGGATTTTACGTTAAGCAAATGGAAGAGGATTTAAGAGGTATAAACTATGGTTTTTACAACAGAGTAGAATTACCTAATACTCCAGCTCAAAGCGCTGTAACTGGTACTACATATGATATGTATCACATTGTATCTACTAAAGATGGAAGCTCAAGCTCTCAGATTCATGGTGTAGATAATTTAATTGAAATCTATATTGCATTTGCTGCAGGTGATGCGGACGGTGTAATATTTGAGAACCAATTGAATGGTTATACTGGTTCTGTAGGATTTGCTCCAGTAATATTATAATTTATTAACTTTTAAAAACAAATAAAAATGGCACATCCTAAATTAATGACAGCACACGCTAGATACGACTTTTCAGTTGATGGCGGTGCTATAAGTACTATTGTACCATCTAACTCTGCAATTATCCCTGATAATGCAGTTATTGTTAGATGTTACTCTGTAGTTACTACAGCAATGACAAGTGGTGGTTCAGCAACTTTAGCTCTTTCTACGGGAGGAGTTACTTTAAAAGCTGCAACAGCATTTGATAACGGAGCTTTTGATGATGAGGACGTAACAGAACACGCTGTTACAGACAAGACTACATCTTCAACAGGTATTCAATTTACAATTGCAACAGCGACTTTAACTGCTGGTGTAGTTGATGTATACGTTGAGTATTATTTCGCGCCTGTATCTGCGTAACTAGATATTTAATTTAAGACTCATAGGGGGCACAGTCCCCCTATAGGTCTTTTTTACAAAAATTTAAACAACATGGCATTAACAATACAAGCAACCGCAGATTGCAATAAGCTTATAATTACAGCAAACAGTGGTAACACTCCTGGAGTAAATGAAATAGAGGTAGAAGGTCCTAATGGGAGCTTTAGTTATTCGTTTAACTCAACTACTACTAATACAAGAATTGTTACTTCTGATGATATTGGAGGCGGTGATGGTGTAATTGTGATTAAACATTTTATAGATGGTGTTTTGCATACTACAGCAGCATCTATATTTTCATGCGATGTATTATGTTGTTTAGCACACAAAATAAACGAATTATTAGACTGCGACTGTGATTGTAACAAGTGTTCAGAACACTTTGTTGAAGCACAAAAAATATTTTTAATATTAAAGACAGCAGAGGCAGAACTTGCTACAGCCGACACTGCTGGTGATAATGATAGTGCAACAGCTATCATAGACAATGCTAAAGAAAAATACGCAACTGCACAAGATATGTGTGCGGGCCACTGCGGTTGTAACTGTTAATTATGGCTAGACAGACTTTTTATTCAGTAAAGTATCTTAAGGATTCTGCAGGTGTAAATTATGCAATATTTATATCTCATGCAACTGATAAAATAAATAGTATTACATCAGGATCTGGTGTTAGAGTTTCAAGTGAGAGCAGAAGAATCTCTAAAGAAGGACACTCAGAAATAATTATAGAATACACTGGATCAGGCGCAGTGACTTTAAATTTTGAGTCAGGCCTAACTCAATCTGCGACTATTGCAGATGTTCCAACAGCTAATCAATTAACAGTTCCTTTTGATTCACTTACTAGAACTTTTAGATTTGATGCAACTCAAGGTGAAGATGGGTATGACATAAGCGATGCTTTATATTATGCTGAGGGAACTTCCTACAAACAGTTAGTAGTATTTCCAGAATCTAAAAACCCACATTTAGACACAAGTAGCACTAAAGATTTTTACTACGTATCTGACGGATCATCTCCGTATATAGCTTCTACTTCTTTACAGAATAGCTTTTTAAATAATATTAAATATACTAATAAGGGTTCTCTTAGTTCTGACCTAGGTAAGTTTCGAGGGCGTTCTGATGATAATACCTCTTTAGGAATTACTGCATCTCCTGATATAAATTTATCAGGACCAGTGGTTACTGGTGGATTATTTTCTGTTTCGTTAGAGTCTACTTCTAGTGTAATAGAAGTTTGTTTAGATCCTGCAGCTACAAACTATTATTTAAAAGGATGTGTTGGTGAAAACTATCCATGTACAGATTCTGGAGTTGCACATGCAAACGACTGTGATGGTACTGCTCTAACTTCTACTATTATAAATTCAAGCACTGCCGTATCAGGATCGTGTTGTACGTATATAGAGGGATGTGATGATTATTCCGTAGTCACTAGCAATGTTGTTAATGCATCTATAGATACAGCAAATGGTTCTATTGATGTTACTGTTACAAATGGTACACCAAACTTTACAGTCCAAATAGATGATATTTCTTTAGAAAATCCAAGTTTAGTATTTAATTCAGGAAACCTTCAAACTACTACAGGTATAACAACTAGTACATTTACTGTATCTAATTTATTACCTGGTACCTATGAGCTAAGTGTATCAGATTCTAATGTTTCTGGCACATCTTGTAGTGCAAGATTTCCTATTACAATTCCATCAGACCCTGATACAAATCCAGATGGTGATTTTGGTTGTAAAGATACTGCTAGTGCTATTAACTATGATAGCAGTGCAGATACCCACAGTGATAAAGCTTGTGTATTTTGTGATGAGGTAACTGGTAAATTATTTTCAGATGCTACTAATCCGATAACATTAGGTCCATGGGTTGAAGAAATATTAGGAACAACACAGCAGGCTGCTACTAGTAACCCTTCAGGAACATCTTTATCTGATGGAGCTATAGTATTCCCAGGAATTAATTTTGCATCTACATATTCAGTACTACCTCCCCCAACTCCTTTGAATTTTGATCCTTCTGCTCAATTTACAAGCAGTAATCAAGCATCTCCTATAGATTATAGATTATTTTTACTTGATCCAGGATTTAGCTTTGCAGGAGTAGCTAACGCTGTAAATAACGGACAAAATGGTTTAACTTTATTAGCAGCTAATTCTACGCTAGTAACTACGGCATCAACAACTGGGGGATCTAACACTTTTACAGGACTTGCTGCAGGAACATATGCAATTGCTGTAGTTTATGATAATGATGGCACACAAGATGGAGACGATGAGGTAGAACAGTGTTATGAAGTATTTGGTACTTATGATGTAGGCCAAGGTGGATGTACTGATGGAACAGCTACAAACTTTAATCCAAGTGCAACTTTTGATGATGGCAGTTGTATGTTTCCTCCATCAAATAATTGTGATGGGGCTATAGATTTTCCAATAATTGTTAACTGTCAAAACAACGGAGTTCCTATTATTAGTATGGGCTCACCTTTACTTGGTGACAACCCGGGTTTAATAGATGCAGTAAACAATGGGTTTACTATTACTCAAGGTCCGGCTGCGGGAACTTTTGTAGATCCTGCTATCCATAGCGTTCTTGACATAGCAAACTTTTATATATTTAGTGAAATATTTTGTTTTGAAGCTTCTGACAATCCAGCTTTATACGATTCTAATGGAAACTTTTTAGTACAAAATGCACTTAATGGTGAGACTGCTCTTATAAATTATCTTCCAAGTAACTTTTACCTTTACGGTAGAACAAACTATACTCCAGCTCCTGGAGTGAATAATTTTGTACTACTGAACGGTGGTCAAGATTTTACTACCTTTCAGCTTAGTGGGGGCGGCACAAATCCAGGACCTGCAGGTAATAACAACTTCCCTTCTGGTCTTAGCTACATTGAAATGGATATTTTTATTACCTTCGCTGATGGTACTACTTTATCTATTAATCCTATATCATTTGGAGCACCTCCAGGAAGTGGACAGCAGTTGATGCATGAGTTTTTTACACCAGCACATCAAGATGCATATGGGGGACCTCCTTGGTTAGATTCACAGTTTCCTGGTTACACCTTTGATCTGAGTCTTCCTTTTTACTCTAGTTGTCAGATTACAAATCCTCCAGTATCTTTAACTTACTCATATAACTTTGGAACATTCGGAGTTTGGGAGCACACATACAGTCAAACACATACCTTTACTACAGCTGAATTAAATTTAATGGAAGCTTGTTGCATTGGAACGCCATCGCCTATTTTAGGTTGTACTGATCCTGCTGCTTCTAACTATAATTCCCTAGCTACAGTTGATGACGGCTCTTGTCAGTATCCACCACCACCTCCTGTAGCAGGATGTACAGATCCTTTAGCAATTAACTTTAACCCTTCTGCAACAATTGATGATGGGACTTGTCAATACCCTGCTCCTACTGGAACTTGGGTATGCGATCAAACTACAGCTTCTTGTATATTTGATCCAAATAGTAGTTTTGGGTATGCTACACAGGCATTGTGTCAAGATGCTGGCTGTGGAGGATTACAGACTAATACAGACTGTACTAATCTAACTAACTCAATACTCACTTCAGGACCAGTAGTATCATACGATTCAGATTCTATTTTAAATGCTACTACAGGATTGTGTGATGATATAGAGACTGGGCAGATTACAGTACAACTGCCTCAATCAGTTGTAGCTTTGTTTCCAACAGCAAATCCAAACGGAATACTATATACTATTCATTATTGGAACACAGATTTAGATATAGTGTACACTAGCTACAACAGTGGTTATTTTGATATTAACAGCGGCCCTATTCCAGGTCCACAGTCTGGTGAATTAACTACTGCAAATAGCGTGGTTCAAAATAACCCTACACAACAAACTTCAATAACAGGACTTTTTAGTGGCAACTATCAGATATATATAAGTTTTTATGCAGATGGATATATAGATGGTAACGGTAATTTAGCATATCCAGGAATGGACACTCCGGGAGGAGGTATGGCATCAAACGCATGTGCTATGATAAGTACCCAAATACCTGTTGGTTTAAAATCTTGCACACCTACTGTTGTTCAAGGATGCACTGATCCAAACGCTAACAACTACAACCCTTTAGCTACTGTAGACGACGGGTCATGTACTTACACTCCCCCGCCACCGCCTCCAACAGGATGTCTTTGTCCAGATGGTACATTTGATCCTACATGCTGTCCTCCAAATCCAGTAGGAGGCTGTATGGATCCAAATGCTCTAAACTATACTCCATCAGCTACTTTTGACGATGGCTCTTGTGAGTATGATTTTGTAGGATGTATAGAAGATTGTGAATCTGTAGAAACTATAATACCAGCATGTATACCTGCAAACATAGATAGGCTTTTAGCATATAATGAAGAATGTATAGCTAGGTCAGGACATAGATTTTACACAAAACATATTACAGGATTAGGAAATAGTTGTTCTAATATGGAGACTATGAAGATGATAATCATAAACGATCTAATGAATCGTAAAGGATTACCATGTATATATAACTGTACAGATGCACAAACTCCTGATATAGGAGAGGCTAAGGTGGATTGCCAACAATCATGGCTAGACAATGGTTCATTATTTTGGAGTCCGGCCAATGCAAGCACATATACTCTTGGCACAATTGTAAAAAGAGCCTATACTCCTAACCCTAATAATTTACCAGGGGTTATATTTGTAGCAGTATCTACTTCGGGACTAGATGTAGATCCATTTTCAAATAGCCCATTTAGTGGTTGGAAAAGATGCGTTACCTTCACGCACACAGAAAGCGAAACATATTTACCAGAATTTATTAAATTTGCAAGAGAGTACTGTAAAGATTGTGGAATACCTGCATACAGAGAATTAGATAGAGAAGAAACAACGGTAGTTAACACGTTTAATGTTGGAGGAACACAAATTACTGTTAATGGATCAGCAATTGTTAATACAAACACTAATGTAGGATTAACAGGTCCTGGTAATTAATAACAATATAATAATAATATAAAATGGCAGAAATAACCTCACTAAGCACACTTGCAAAAACCAGCGTAGATACTAATGATTTTTTATTAGTAGCTAACTCTAGTACGCGAGCTGCTAGAAAATTTCAATTACAGTCTTTATTCCCAGCAATATCTACGGCAGGATCAAGTTCAGAGACTATATATACTAGTGCTACACTAACAAATAAAAATCAAATAGTTTTTAAAGGTATTAAGTCTGGAGATACAGATTTATTGACAGTAGCAACTACTTCAGACAACATAGTGCTAACAGTGCTAGAAGCCGGCATAGATCTTAGTTTATGTAATAATACAACATCAGGATTTTTGACTAGTATAGATTTTACAGGAACTGCTACTGGTACCTGTGGAGTTACTAATGGTGGTACTGGACTATCTACAATATCTAAAGGGCAGCTATTATATGCTAGCGCAGACGATGTTATTGCAGCTACAACAGCAATGTCTACAGACGGACAACTGTTAATAGGTAACGCAACTAATGGTTACCCATCAGTAGCAACACTTACAGCTGGTTCTAATATGACTGTTACCAATGGTGCAGGTACAATTACACTTGCAGCTAGTTTATCAAGTTTAGCAGCTAACCTAGACACAGGTAGTTATAACATTGACTTGAATACTAACTATATCAGTGATGATGGATCTGATAGAGGTATATACGTACATACTAACGGTAAGACAATACTTAATGACTCAGGATCTACACTAACAACAGCAGATGCTACAGGTCAGCTAAATATACAAGGTACAACTACTACAGCTATTACAATAGGTAACTCTGGTGCATATCAAGCTAGTTATGATATTAAAACTACAACATCAGCATCAGGAACTAATGGTGCTAAATTACAGATTTATGCAGGTACTGCAGGCGGCGGAGACAAGGCTGGTGGAGGTCTTTCATTATTTGCAGGAGCAGGAACAGGAAGTGGAGCTGGAGGAGATGTACAAGCAGTTGCAGGAGATTCTGCATCAGGAACACCTGGTAGTGTATTATTAAAAACCTATACAGCTGGAGGAGTAATAACTACAGCAGTAACTGTAGATAGCTCACAAGATGTTACAATAGAGGAAGGTAATTTATTTGTATCTGCTAAACCTATTTATGCAAGAGCATCTAGTACGGCAGCATTTATACAATACCAAGGAGCTGAAGCTACTACAGATGATGGTACTACAGCAATATCTGCAGCTAACATTTTAACAGGAATAGTAAAATGTACACCTACAGCTGATAGAAGTAAAGCTACAGATACAGCATCTAACTTAATATCAGGACTGTCTTTAACAGCAGATAATGATAGCTTTGACTTTAGTTTAATTAGTTTAGCTACAGACGGTACATCTGATATTACTCTTACTGGAGGAACTGGTGTAACACTTGTAGGTAACATGAAAGTAAAATCACAAGATGATGCTGACGATGCAGGATATGCAGGTGTTGGTAGATTTAGAATAAGAAGAACAGGCGCTAGTGCAGTTACTATGTACAGAATCGCCTAATAATAACCAATTAATTATATAGACAAAATGAAAGTAAAAATGAAAAATGGTGAGTTTGTTGAATTGTTCAACGGACTAACAGCGGTACAATCGTTAAAAGGAGTTAAGTTTGGATTGCTAGTATCTAAAAATATTAGAACTATACAAGAAGAACTTAAGGATCTTGAAGAGGCTAGTAAACCTACAAATGAGTTTATAGAGTTATCTCAAAAGGTACAGGTTCTTATGAACAACAAAGACGATGAAGCAATTACTAAGTTAGAAGAAGAAAACAAAGAACTAGTTGATGCTCGTAAAGTACAGCTAGAGGAGATAGATAAACTATTATTAGAAGAGACTGAAATTGAGTTGCACGGTATACCAGAAGACTGTTTACCAACAGATATTACTGGAGAACAGATTATTAACATAGATAAAATTATAGAATAATGTCAACAGTATCAGAAAGCTTATTATTAAGCTTAGTAAAAAATTTAAACGAAACTATGTCTCCAGGCGTTGTGCATATGATTGACGACACTGATGAGCATACTGGACCATACTTTGCAATAGCTGCACTAGAAGACTCTGTTATAGATACTTCAGAGTGTACAACAAATATTACAGACGCGGCTGCGACAATTACAATACCAAAAGGTATGACTATATATGGAAATTTTACTTCTATTGAATTGGATAGTGGTAAGGTTTTAGCATATGCAAGAACAGGTGTAACACCTTCATAATATTAATTATTAACATAAAATAAAAATGGCGACATTAATAACAAAATTGACAATGACTAGTAACACTGCTACTAGCGATCCTTTAAATCTTACAGTAACTCACAGTGACGTAGTTACAGAACCAACTGTAAATATTTCAAGAAAGTCTATAGCAACTGGGTCTGCGCAAGATGTATTAGCTACGAACAGTGCTTTTTCTTACCTTTATATAAAGAACATTTCATCTAGCAACGCTGCTTCCTTTTTACAGATTAAACTTGGAGATGCTGCAGTTATAAGATTAGATGTAGGAGAGTTTGCATTTGTTCCTATGTACAGTGGCTTAACTGTTAAAGCAGAGGCATATACTGCTGCTTGTGTACTTGAATACGCACAATTTAGTAAATCGTAATACATGAAGTTGAGAGTACTTATACTAGTATTTCTTTTTGCATCACTATCTGCAACTGCACAGTTTAAGAAGGCTATAAAGTTTTCTACATTTTACATAGCAGCAAATGGTGGTACATCTTTATCTGACAGAGAAGTTTATTCTGTAGACGGTAGTACGCTTGTATATGATACTGTATTTACACCGTATGATTACTCATTAGCTATGGGCATACGAAAGATACAAAGGTTTCAGTATGAGGGCACATCACCATTTAAAGATGGTACAGAGTCTTCATTTTCAGATGCTGCTAATGTAGGTAGAAATCCTTTTGAGTATTTGTTTCAAGTAAACTACAAGAGACAAGAGGGGGTAGAGTATTTAGACCAGCATCATTTTGTAAGATATGTAAGATCTAAATGGTTAGCTAAGATAGAATACATTAAAGACGGTTTTGCAGACATAGAGTACTTTGAAAGCTCACAACGTTTAAGGTTGAATGGTAACAAAAAGTTATCATTTAATATCGGCGCTGTTCAAAGATTAGCAGAGCCTTATGGTTTTGATCCGCTAGAAGAGTGGACAATACAATCTGGTAATTTACATTATACTCAGTTAGCTATTGAGCAGGGGTATAGTATTGACGTATTTGAATCTGAGTATAGCGACCCTGATGGGAATGTTGTTGCTACTAGTGCAGAAGTTTGGAACGAGGTGGTTATACCACAAGTTCTAGAAGAGTATGTAGAAAAGAAAAGGAATGAATTAGCTAATCAGTGGCAGTACTCATTGGTATTAGGATTTGATTACTACTACTATAAGAAAAACTTTTGGTTACATTCTTGGGGTAACCTAATGCCTTATCACTATGATAATGGCGGACAATACTCATATCATAACTTTAATGATGGTGAGCAGTGGTATGATTACTCAGGAGGACTGATATTTGGACTAAAGGCCACTAAGAATTTAGGATGCTTTGTTGAAGGTAAGTACAATAAATACTGGAACAAAGAATGGTACGATTTTAAATTAGGTATAAACTATATAATATTTTAGATATGAAAAAGACACTATGTAATATAATTAAATTTTTAACTTTTGGAAAAGTATGCTACGGATACTGTTCTGCAAAATGTAAAAAATAAAATGGCAAAGGAATTAAACGAAGACACTAGCTTTAAAATAAGTATAAAAACATTAGCAGGTATTGCAGCACTTATTTTTACTCTTGTTGGTATGTGGTTTACACTACAGGCAGATATATCAGAAGCAAAAGAGTTACCAGCTCCAGAAGTATCAAAAATGGAGTTTGACATGAAAGATGTAAACATTAGAAATACAATCATGGAGACTCGTGATGATGTTAAGAAGCTTGAAGAGCGTATGATCAGAATGGAAGATAAGATTGATAATTTAAGATAATGAAACACTTAAAAGGAATATGGAAAATATTTTTGATATACTTGTTTGTATTAGCATCGTTGCTGGCTTGTGTTACGTGCTCAGCTCAGGTGACTGCGATGCACTTTAATGCTAGTTGGAATGAGCAAAATGGAGTAGAGTGGTTTGATAAATTAGGAGATTGCGATAAAGAATCACATATGATAGACGGAAACGATATGCAGAAAAAATATCAAATAGCAGTTGTACCAACAATTATAATATTTGATGAAGGCGAAGAAGTAAAAAGATTTCAAGCTGATTTGAGTTTTACTTTACAAGCTACAAGAAAAGAGATACAGTCATATATTGACGAACTTATAATGAATAAATTTTAATGAGATTAGGATTATCAAATATAGCATCATCTAGTGGCAACAGACCTTTGTCAGAATTTAGCATAGCAAATGTATCTGGTATACAGACTTGGTTGAAGTTTAACACAGGCCAATCAGACGATGGTGATAGAATTATATGGGCTGATAGTAGTGGTCAAGGTAATCCTATAGACGATGCTAGCTCTGGTACCAACGATAGAGTAGAATTTACCGGAGGAGCATTACATTTAAAACAAGTAGATGGTAGTACATATCCAGAAGCAAACTTTAATTCTGAAATAGTTCTTACAGGAGCATTTACAATATTTGTAGTAGTAGACGTAGATGATGACTTAAATGCAGAATCAATATTTCAAGGTAGCGCTAGTTCAGGAAGCAATTTTTTTAGATTTGCTCATGGTAATGTTGATGCTAAGTTTAGGTTTATTTTCGATGGTACCAGTAGTATAATAACAGCAAGCACAGCTCCTAGCGCTAGTAAAGCTTTATTTAGAATATCTAGAGATGGTAGTAATAACGTCGACTTTTTTGAAGACGATACTTCTTTAGGCGGTGGTTTTCCAGCTTCAAACTCTGGAACATTTAGAATACTTAGACTGGGATCAACAAGTAGTGCTTCAGCAATTGGCGCTAAATTTTTTGAAGTAGTTATTTTCAACGAACTGGTAAGCGATTCAGATATAGCTTTAATAGAAGCAGACATAAAAGATAGAAATAGTTTATAATGAATAATTTTACAAAAATAATATACACACTAATTATGGTCACGGTATTTACTGTGGCTACTGCATTTGGACAGTGCCCTCCAGGTACATGGAGTTTAAATGTTACTATAAATCCTGATCAGTATCCACAGGAAACATCTTGGTATATAATGACTTTCTTTGGTGACACGCTTTTAGAAGGTGGCCCATATACTAATATAATAGACTATGAACCACAGTATGCAGGTATATGTTTACCCGTAGATAGTTTTTATTTTGTGCTTAATGACAGCTATGGTGATGGTATAGCAGGTAGTTTATGGGGTGGTAATGATGGTTCTGTGTATATAGAACAATGTGGAGATACATTATGGGAGCTTCCTATGGCGGACTTTGGTTTTCAAATATGGGATGTGATATATACGTCTGGGTGTCCTCCGCCCCCACCAGTATTTGGTTGTATGGATAGTAGCTATGTAGAGTTTGACTTAGCTGCTACAGCAGATACAGGTATGTGTTTTACGCCAAAAGTATACGGATGTACAGACTCATTAGCATATAATTATATAGACTCAGCTAATACAGATATAAATATAGATAGCTGTATGCATGAGTTAGAATTAACGGATTTAGCTGGTAATGGTTGGGCTGGATCTAGTTTAAAGTTAGCGCAAGCAACTAGTTTAATACCACCATTCAACTATCAAGACATTGGAACTTATACTTTAGTAGATGGTTTTGATACAACGTTCTTTATAAATTTAGCAGCAGGTTATCCTGTTAGAGCAATATTTGAAATAACGCAGCAGTCAGACTTTACCGCAGTACAATGTGGTTATAGTTTGTATTCTGAAGATTATTACGCAATAGATATAGAGGGCGGTTTTGTTAATCCTATACCACCATTTTTTCCTATTACAGGACAACCTTATTGTGGTAATACATGTATAGAAAGAACATATGGATGTATAGATAGTTTAGCTGTAAACTACAATGATGCAGTAAACACAGATGATGGAAGCTGTTACTATAACCCAGGGTGTACTAATCCTATATATTTAGAATATGATGCCTCTTATGATTATGACGACGGTAGTTGTGCTACATTAGTTGTATTGGGATGTATGGACAGTACTGCATATAACTATGATCCTTTAGCAAATGTAGAACTAGTTGGATCTTGCATACCTTATGTATATGGGTGCATGGACCCAACAATGTTTAACTATGATCCATTAGCTACAGCATCTGATACTTGTATACCTTACATATATGGCTGTACGGATGCTAGTATGTTTAACTACAATATAAATGCTAACACAGACAACGGAAGTTGTATACCGTTTGTGTACGGATGTACTGATGACACTATGTTTAACTATAATCCACTAGCTAATACTGATAATGGTTCATGCACACCATTTGTATACGGCTGTATGGATATAGACGCAATAAATTATAACCCATTAGCAAATGCTGATAATGGTACATGTATAGACGTTGTATTAGGCTGTACAGATAGTACGGCTTTTAATTACAACGCTTTGGCAAATACGGATGATGGGTCGTGCACACCCGTAGTTGAAGGTTGTACTGATGGCGCAGCCTTTAACTACAGTCCAACAGCTAACACAGATGATGGATCATGCATACCAGTTATATTTGGATGTATAGATCCTACAATGTGGAACTATTGTGATACATGTAATACTGATAATGGAAATTGTATACCTTACTACTATGGATGCACAGACAGCACAGCACTTAATTATGATGATAATGCAAATACTGATAATGGTAGCTGTATTTATCCTTTGCCTGGTTGCACTGATGCGACCGCTGTTAATTACAATCCGCTTGCTAACGTGGCAGACAGTTCGTGTTATTATAGTGCTGGTTGCAACGTTGGGGATATATATTACATTCCTAATGAGTGTTTTGAATGGGTGATACAGGTAGATCCATATTGTTGCGATGATACCTGGGATGGAACATGTGATGCATTATATGCATACTGTGAAGATGGATGGTCTGGTCCTACAGATATAGCAATGTATGAAAGGTCAGCGCTGATACCATATCCTAATCCAACAAGAGACTACATAAACTTTAGAGAAAAGGTAGATGTATTAGTAATAGACAACTTAGGTAAAGATCATGTTTTCTATAAGGATACCAAAAGAATAAAACTAGATAAAGGTATAAACTACTTAAAAGTTACTAAAGATAAAGTAAGCTTTACAACAATAATAATTGTACAATGAAACTAAAAGTATTAAGATTTAGCTCAGAGTCAGACTCAACTTCAGGACTATTGTTTGAAGAGACTGCTATGGGAAATAGATTTTTATGTTACACACTTGAAGACGAGCGTAGAGCTTTAAAAGTCAAGGGTGAAACTAGAGTACCTGCTGGCACGTATAAAATAGAACTAAGAAAAGAAGGAGGATTCCATGAACGTTACACTAAAAAATATCCTGGCTTACACCGTGGTATGCTTCATATCACTGATGTTCCTAACTTTGAGTATATTCTTATCCATACTGGGAACACTGATGAGCACACTGCAGGTTGTCTTATTGTGGGTGATGCGCAGGAGAATAACCAGCTACTACCTGATGGTTTTGTTGGAAAGAGTGTTAATGCGTATAAAAGGATTTATCCTAGTATTGCAAAAGCGATAGCTGAAGGACAAGAGGTTACAATAGAATATATAGATTTTGATTAATGAAGTTTATAGGCCAATACATACAAGATTTGATTGCTAGATTTAGAAGCGATGTTTACTTAGAAGATGTAAGCACCGGTACTATTGCTAGTGGTGGTAACTTAGGCCTAGACTCAAATAACAAGATAGTAAAGAATACTGTAGGTGGCGGCACAACAGACTTGACTAGTGATGTAACTGGTATACTACCTGTTGCCAATGGCGGCACAGGACAAAACAGTTTGGGCAGCGTAAATATAAGCGACCTAAATAATGACTCTGGATTTACATCTAATACAGGTGATGTAACTTCTGTGGCTATATCCGAAAGCTCAAACACTAGAACTGTATCTTCAGGTAGTGCTACTATACACTTTGTTGATGGCGAAGGTATAGATTTAGCTTCTTCTACTTTAGGAGCTAATGATATACAGTTGACTATATCAGGTGAAGACGCTAGTGACTCTAACAAAGGTATTGTTGAGTTAGCAACAACTGGAGAAGCTGATACAGGAACTGATACGGCTAGAGCAGTAACGCCGGCAGGTTTAAAGTCCCACGTTGATGCTAGATACCATTATCAATACATATCTTTCTTAGGTAACTCTACGGTTCAAGCTAATGGCGATTGGGAGTTTCCTGGTGGTAACGGTATATCAAACCATACTTGGACTATAGACGCTAATGAAAGTGCAACAACAGTTGGTAGTACTACTATATCTGTAGCAAAGCAATATCAACATGCCGGTGTTAGGGTACCTTACGCTGGTAAGTTAGTAGGAATATACGGAGCTGGTAGAAATGCTAACGGTGATAGACAGTTTGCAGCTGGTTTGTTCGTGGGTGTTCCTGATTGGGGCACTACAAATTCTATAAACGCAACATTAAGAGCTTACGCTGCAGCTGACAAAGATGGCGGAACTTTTAATAATGTTGCTGCTAAGGTAGAAGATTTAAGTAGAGATTTTACATTAAGCGCTGGTGATATGATTTATCCAGCTATAAGAGGTGACGGCAGCACAGGTGATACTATTCAAATATCAATGACTGTTGTTATTAAAACTTTAATTCCTTAACCAATGCAGTACATTTACAGCAATATAACAGTTACAGATCCACAAATTATTATTGGAAGAACTGATGATGGGTTAACTACTATACATAAGTGTGATATAGCAAATGTAGATTCTTCTGACTCTGTTGTGGATGTTTATATAGAAACTTTTAATATTAGTGAAACAATAAAAATACACGGTGATACAGAATCAGGTAATGTAGATGCGTATGGTGATTATTTAGATAAGAATGCTCAGTTTATATATTATAAAATAAAAAGTGTTACCATCCCTGTAGGAACTACACTATCATTATTTACAGACCATCCATGCACACATAGTAGTAGATTTAATTTTGTAATAAAGTCTACACAAAATGTAGATGTTACAGTAGACTATGAGAATCATAAAAAACAAACTAACCGTAGAGGCACAACAAGAACAGTAAATCAATATTAATATGATACAGAATTTATTAGGAGGAATATTAGGAAAAGTAGTAGATAATGCAGAAGGTATATTAGACAAAGTAATTACTACTGATAAAGAAAGAGAAGAAGCAAAGTTACAATTACGTAAAGTATTGTTAGATGCAGAGAAAGAAGCTTTTGCTAAAGAAGTAGAAGATCGCAAGTCTGCAAGAGAGATGTATAAAGACGATGCTATCATCCAAAAGGTGTTAGCAACTTTGTTCACTGTTGCATACTTTGGTATAAGCTTTGTGATGTTTAACCACTTTGTGCTGGGAGACATTGACTTAGGTGAGTTTGAAATTAGTTTTATTTCAACTATCTTTGGAGCAATGAGTGCAAAAGTTAACACAATTGTTGATTTCTTTTTTGGTGGTAGTTCCAAGAAAAATGATACAGATAAAAAATAACCAATAGACCAATATAATGACTAAAGATGAAATTAAAGCTTTTCTAAAAGAGAAGCCTGGCTACCTTAAGGAAGGTGCAGCTAGATTATCAGAGAAGCTAAATTGTAGCGTAGAAACTTGCAGACATGCATTAACAGAAGCAAGAATAGACGCAAAAGGATCTGACTTTGATTTGGATAACGTAAGTACTTCAGAGATAAGTGAGTTCAAACAGTTCTTAAAAGATAATGAAATAGAAGAAACAGATGTCAAGTCTGTTAAGTTTTGGCAAAATATGCAAGGGGATCATAGATTCTCTGTTGTAGTAAAAGGAGAAGACGATCTAATGAAGAAAGCAAAGGAAGAGATGGTTGCGTTTCTAGAGTCTTACAGCCCAAAGGTTGAAAAGGATTACAACACCGCCCAAGACCCAGTAGTATATGAAATTTCCTTACCAGATATTCACTATGGTAAGTATACTGGACAGACACTTGACGAAGCTGAGGAAGAGTATATGAATACTGTAAAGGATTTGCTATCTAAGGCTGAAGGCCTAGATATAGAAAGAATTCTCTTACCAATAGGTAATGACGGTATGAACTCTGAGGGTTATTCCCGTGCTACCACTAAAGGTACACCTCAGCAGGATTCAGCAGAATGGCAAGAAACATTCGTAGGGTATTGCAATCTTATGGTAAGAGCAATACATTACCTAGCTAAGTCTGCACCAGTAGATGTGGTTGTTGTACAAGGTAACCATGACTATGAAAGAATGTTCTATGCGGGTGAATACCTAAGAGCATTCTTTAAAAATGATGAAAGAGTTGAGGTTGATAACAACTTTGATTCTAGAAAATATTATAAATACGGAGTTAACTTAATTATGTTTACACACGGAGACAAAGAGAAACCAGCTGAGATGCCGCTAATAATGGCAACTGAACAGCCTATGCTGTTTGCTCAATCTAAGTTTAGAGAAGTACACTGTGGGCATAAGCATAAGGAGCAGGTTAATGAATACCGTGGAGTAAAAGTAAGGTTTATCCCGTCTATATGCGGTAATGATGCGTGGCATAAGATGATGGGATATGAAGCCAAAAGAACAGGACAAGCACATATATGGAGTAAAGCGCGTGGATATGAAGGATATTTACAAACTAACATATAACAAATGACATTAAATGAGATTGCATATAATATTTTAAACTTAGTTAGAGGAGGTAGATCTAGTAATAATGATTATATATCTACAGGACAGATTAAGTTTAACGTAAAGTACTACAGAGCTATGCTTATACGTAGAGACTTTGCTAGAAACGGCATGGTCACTAGACACCTAGAACAGGATTTAGGCTGCTTAGAGCTACAAAAAGTAGATGCTTCTAAATGTTGCAATCTCCCTACAGAGTGTGCAGTATATAGAACAGTAAAGAAAATACCAAGAACTGTTAGATTTAATTTTAAGGATGCGGTTACTTATGTAGGTGCTATTGATGGTAAAGGGAATATACCACTAGTAGAATCCCATACGGTGCAATGGTTACCTTTTGAAAAGTATACTAAAAATAAAATGAAAGCTTATATGATTGAAGACTATTTGTATGTATATAACGCAGATGGTTTGAAGTATATAAATGTAAGAGGGGTCTTTGAAGATCCTGAAGACGTTGCCATGTTTGATTGTGATGGCTCTGACTGTTATGATGATAATAGTGAGTTTCCTATTCCTATGGATATGCTACAGACAATTACACAAGGTATTATGAGTGGTGAACTTATGATGCTCTCGTCGTCAGTAAATGATACTACTAACGATACGTTGCAGGATCAGGGCAGACCTGCACCAAAACAATAATTATAATTATAAATATTTTTAAAAATGAATAAAAAGAAAATGATGTACGGAGGATCTAAGAAAAAGATGATGATGTACGGTGGCAAAAAGAAAAAGATGCAGAGAGGAGGGCAAGGCGGACCATTTATAGAAAAACCTAAAGATATGGATCTTCCTAAAAAGAAGATGAAGGACGGCGGGCTTAAGATGGTAAAAGATCCTAAGACTGGTAAAATGGTTCCTTTCTATGCAGCTGACGGTAAAGGCAAGATGAAGTTGGGTGGTACTCCTGAAATGAAAAAGCTTAAAGCAGAGCAGAAAGAAATGCGTAAAGGCATGAGAATGGCTAGAAAAGAGCAGAGAGGTCAAGAGAGAGAAGAAAGACTAGACAGACGTGCTGAAAGAAGATCTGAACGTTCAAATAGAAGAGCTGTTAGAAAAGCAAACAGAAAAATGAGTGCTGCTGAAAGAAAGCTATTAGCTGGTAAGCAAGCTGAAGCTCAAGGTAAGCTAAAGAAAGCTGCTAGAAAAACTAGAAAAGCTACTAAGAAAATTAATCAAGCTGATAGAACTCTATTGATGAAAAAGGGCGGTATGAAGAAAATGATGGGCGGAGGTATGAAGAAAATGTACCAAAGCGGTGGATTTATTGAAAGAGGTACATTTGATTTAGACAAAGATAGCATCTTATAATGCAGCACACTATCTCTCACATATATAATAATTATACAGAGGCTGATAGTAGTATATCTAAACAAACATTTGTTGATATATGTAGTGAGTTTAATATGATGATTATAGATTACATTCTAGACGGTAAAGAGTTTAATATGGGGTATAACCTATCAACTCTTTCCGTCGTAAGAATGGAGAGAGATCCAAGAAACCCTGGTATAGATTGGGGTGAATCAAATAAATATAAAGCTGAGCTATTAGAAAATGGTAGTGAGCTTTACAACAAGGACACTGGAGACGGTGTCAAATGGCACATATACTATACAGACAGCGAGTATCTTAAGTACTACTGGCGTAAAGGTAAGTGTAAAGTAAAGAACAAAACAGTTTACAGATTTGATGCTACACGAGGAGTAAAAGGTAACAAAGGTAAACTGAAGGAGTTAGATGAACTAGATTATTTAAAATTTAAAAAGAATTAGAGATGCCAAAA